CATATACAAATGAGACAGGTAGAACACATACTATCGGACTTCCCGATGCCCGATTCGTCAATGATGGAGAGGAAACTTCTCAACTCCGTCCTTGTTGACATGAACTACTTCTCCGAACTCATGCGGATTGTTAAGCCCGAGTGTTTCTCGGACGAGAAGAATAGGGCCGTTTGGCGAACTATCGTTGACATGTATAACAAGGGCGAGGAAGTGGACGAGGCGAGGAGCCGCGAAGACTTCCAGCGTGAGCGCTATCGTACCCGTGTGCGCGCCATGGAGGAGAGCGGCGGCTACAATATCCTGGGGTTGATCATGCAGTCCGAGAACTTTTCCCAGCTCATTACCGCCATCGA